TATCCATCGACATCAGGTCCTTGATATTATAAGCACTGTTCTCTACCAAGGTATCTTCATCGATGGTGACGTTGACGTAAACATTAGCCCACTGAAGGGTTCCTTCAGCAAACTGTTCAACTCTGGTGGTATTAAACTGGTCAAAGTTGCTGTACCAGCCACCATTGTTACGCTTATAGCGTATCTTAACATTAAGCGGACTACCGGTATTCTCTACCGCTGCATCTTGGAAGATCCTTAAAGCGGCTGAGTCACGCGATAGCACGGCTGTATTCAGATCACCGTGCATAGCCAAAGTGGCTATAGTGATCTGATCAAGTACTGCTGCCATTACAATTACTCCTAATAAAAGGTTGTGACAACAGTGGAAGAGTAATGGGGGCGGCACTCTTCAGCCACCCCCACACACTGATCATTTTAAAACAACTCGCTGCTAAATTACTTCAGGAAACGAGTTGACAATTTGTCCAGTAAATCTGGATTTTCAGCCAACATTTTACTGACATCGCGTTGGTTGACCTTACCAGTAGCGATATCTTCAGCTTGCTGCTCCACGTTGGCTGGAGTGCCGGAGGGAGTCGCAGACCCCTCATTGACTACAGAAGCTGCACTTATCTGCTCTTGTCGCTGGGACCTGGCTTGTTGCCGAGCTTGCTGTTGAGCAGAACCTAAATTGACGACCTTAGCAAAATTAACGTCGTCGCCGTTATCACGGTATTGTACCGCTGCGTCCGCATCCTCGTAAGCTAAACCAAAGTTGTCTTGCAGATCTTTGATTCGTTGCCGTCTTTGATTCTGGTCTTTCAAAGAGGCTACATCATCTTTAATCTCGCCATAGACATTAGCCAACTCCTGCGTAGCATTTCTGTACAACTTGTAGTCTTCGTCCGTACCTTGATTCTGGTCATAGTCATAACCGGCTTCAGCGTTAGTTTGCTGTTGCTGGCTAATCATGTTGACCTGGTTCTCCAAGGCTTGGATCCTAGCATCCCGTTGTTGCAATTCCGAAGTTAAATCCGACTTATCAGTCGTTAACTGAGAAATCTTACGGTTGCCGTGGTAGGCTTGTTTACGGAGAGCCTCCATCTCCGACACTGAGCCAGCCGAATCTGACTGTTCAGGGGCTGTACCATTCTCCGACTCTGAAGTTATCCCAGTTGATTCTTCTGGGGCAACAGGCGACTCTTCGGGTTGATGGCCCTGGCCTTGATCTTGTTCCATTTTAAATCCTTATTAGAACGAGTTAAAGATTATCTTGATTGACTTCTAAATGCAAACTTTTTTTGTGCTCACTCTCTAGATGTTCCGCATCCTCAGGCAGCATGAAGGGCACTAATCGCGGAATCTTCTTAGCTAGTTCCATATCCATAACCAGTTTTTCCTTAGCTTTTTGTTTAGCATCCTGATAAAAAAGTTCTTCTACTACTTCTGCTTTATCTGGTTGTGGCAAGACACTAACCGCCTGATCAATCTGCTCCATCCGTTCCAACAGATCAATCAATAGATCGCAGATTAGATGATAAGCTAGCATAGTGCGTTCGGCCATAGTCTTGGTAGGCCGAACCACCTCTTGGCTGCGATCCTTATATCCTTCTATTTTATCCATTAGATTGAAGGCATAGCCTGTTCGGGTACGCCAGCTCCCAAGTTAGGCACACCGGTCAATCCGCCTTCCATCATCATATCTTCAGATTGGGCTGGGGGTTGACCAAACTCGCCTTGAGTATTAGGGTTAAAACCAATGTTCTGCCTGATTTGGCTGCGTAATTCCGGTCGCAACTGCAAACCAGTGAACTGAACAAACTCTTCAATATCGTAAACGCCTAGCTGTAACAGCTGGATAGCATAATTGATTCTGGCCACCTGGTTATGAGGCAGATCAGATTGGCTTTCCACACTGACATCCCATAACAGGTTACGCATACCTTCACTCCACAACAACCATTCACCACTACCAAACTGTTTAGTCAAACGCGGATCCTGGAACTCGTAGAACTGTTGCATCAAATAGATTTCTAACCGGGCCTGTCGCTTATAACTTTCATCCAAAGCCAACATCTTAAAGCTTTGCCGTGTCATAGCGGCGGCTTGCAAAGTGTTAGCCAGAACCCCGCTAGTACCACTCTTAGCCATACCCAACATCGTATCCTGCACCCCAGCCATATCAGCTCGGCCGTGGGTTTCCATCTCTCGCATCAGCATATAAACATCTTGCGGGATAGGGGCCGGGGTCAAACGCTCAATCTTGTTACCAGTTAAAGCTCCAGGTTGAACCGGCACCATCAAACCAGGCTGATTAGTCAGGTCTTCAGCGAACAGAGCCCCTTCTTCGTACATCCACTGGTTATTGCCAGACAGCATAGCGTTAGCAATCACCATGTTATAAAGGATATTAACTGCTTGCTGGACCGAAACCAGCTGATCGACATCAGTCTTACCAAAGAAATGGTGGGGCAAGGGGTTAGCCTGATAAGTAATGACAGGAAACTCGCGGTGCCAATAAGGATTAGGCCGATCAACCACCAGTTTCTCGCCGTTAACAATAGTTAACATCCGACCCATTGGATGTTTCAGGCTCTTAGGCGGTTTATCAGCCAGCATATTGACTTCCGGTGTAGCTTCATTATAATAAAGCTCATAAACCGGATAACGACGACGTTGGTACTGAGTATCTTTACCTACTACACCAGCTGGCTGAGTGAAATAACGGGTAACCTTATTCATGGTCCCCATCACTTTGCTAACATCAGCACCGCGTTCTTCTTTAGCGATGAAATCGCGTTCCTTGACCGAATAGATCCGTTCAATATCAGCCACATCCATATCCATGCGGCAAATAAGGTACTTATGATCGGAGAAATCCAGGGCTGTGCCATAAGGATCTGGCAAAACGTTGGTCATATCCAGCACCGGTAGATTAACCCGGTTCTTCAGCGGATCGTAAACCACCTTGCGATAACCGGTCCCACCCACCAAAACATCGACTAACAACTCAGCAATCTGAATACCTTCGTTACGCAACTGATGTTCATGTGACAACATCTCAGTGAAACGTTGAGCCAGGTCGCCATCGGTAACGTTAGGTATGGGCATCTCACGCCCCATAGCTTCTACCGTGGCCTGCATGTAAGGGAAATCAGCATCGACGAAATATTTGGGGTAGCCACGCATCAAGATCGGCCTTAAAGTATCGATGACTGGACTGATAACGTCGCGGCTAATCCGAAACTTGTAACCGGGGACACGGTCATCGGAGGTTACATCGCCATCTGATTCCTTAACATAATGATCACCCATATAGACCATCATGTTACGCTTGGCCTTAGTCCATCTAGGCTGGCAAGCCTCTTCAGCTTCAGACAACATGACCTTAAAGGCCTGCAATATATCGTCTTCACTAGTCATCCGATCAAAAGTGGCCATAATTTCTCCTACAAATAGTCGAATACGCTACTGGTATCTGGCATGTAATCTGGTGTCTGGTACTTATGCTCACTTAAAGCGTTCATCCAGTATTTACGTGTTTTGGGTTGGGGTCTATGATAATGTGCGTAGAGGGCTCCGATCAAGGCAAATGTTAAATCGTCGTGATAACCCAGTTCACTTTCACCCTGTTTCTTATACTTACCTTTCTTGATAGCCTGCGGTTTGCCGTTAACCACATGAAAATTCTGTAGTTCTAGCAGGGTCTGGCGATCACAGATTTCTATGTCCTGGGCATGAACCGCTTCTTGTAGCAGGGCTACACCACGGCGGCGAGTATTGCTTTGGTTGCGCCAACCCAAACGGTTGGAATTAACCACACCCAGTTCGCGTTCGGCCATGATGTTATGGTAGTCCAGCTTCTCGGTCATCAACAGGATAACGCTACCGCCATCAGCATTGTTCTCTGGACAGACCCAACATTGGTTATAGTAACGGGCCAGCAGGGCCATTTGTTCAGCGAACTCATCGATCATCACCTGTCGGCCTTCATAACCCCGCACTTTAGCCACCATACGTAAAGGTAATCGCTGCATCACGATAGCGGCTGAATAGTCACGGCCATCTAACCCTTCAGCGTGGTCGGACCCCATTACGTATTCGGCATACGGTTCCGGCGCATGGTAAAGATGAACGATACCATCCACATCCGGCTCCAGTTTCAGGCCGGCTGCGGCTGACTGCATAGTACCGCGCAACAAGGGTTGGGTAACGGCTTCCTTTAACGACTTGCTCAAATAGTTGAGGTCAAAGATAGTGGTGCTAGTTTTGAGGAAAGCGTCTTCTGGGCTACAGGGATACTGACGGTTGAATTCAGCCACGCTACCTTGGCAACGGTTACGAATAGAGTTACGCCGCCACCTCATATTAGCCAGAGTCAGGTCCGGATAGAGGTCCAGGATATTGCGTTCATGGCCGTATTCATGGTCGTCGCGCTGGCTAAGCTGTTTCTCAAACCGGGCTTCTTCCTCCGAACCAGCAAACGGAGTTTGGTATTCGTCATGCATGAACCAGGGTATGAACAGGGCCAGGTAATCGCTCTTACCTTCCATAGCCCGTTCCCATTCGGTATGGAAATCATCACCAAACTTGTTAGCCGTAGTCTCCAGACAGACAAAGGTATCCGGATTATCCGGCACAGTTTGGAATAGCATACTCATGGTTTGGCCCAAGTTCTGGAAGAAGCTGGCTTCACTGCAATGAACCATCTGGAAAGTATGGGAGGTGATATTCTTCTCCCCTTCAACACGAATACTGCTATGCAGGGGTTCACCAAAAGTCATAAACTGGCCTAATCGGGTATAGGAACGTTCCACTTCGACTGGCAGTTCGTTGTAATAACGTTCATACATACCAAAAACGTTGGCCGCACTACCGCCTTTCTCCTCAGTGATGACTAAGCAGTTAGTATTGGCCTCACAGATAGTACGCAAGAAGCAGTAAGCACCGATACCGGTACTACTCCCCTGCTGTCGTCCCTTCAACTCCAAGATTCTGACGGGCCGGCCTCGGTCGATCTGGCTGTATATGGCTCTCAGGATCACCATCTGGGTGCGATTGGCCTGTAAGGGTTCCAACCGGCGGTCCTTGGTCTGAATCTTCAGCATCCCGCTCCAAGCTGAGGACACTGTCTGCGGAGATTTCAGTAACGCTGCTGGATCCTGCTGGTAAATCTGTTGGCAGGCCTGAGTGAGCAAATTGTTCTCGTCCCAGTTGGTCGATGGCATTGACTAATATGTTTACGTTATGCTCCGATTTGGGTGGGCTGGCTTCTTTATCTGCGGCTATACCGGCCAAGTTTTGTTCCAGCTCCATCATTTTAACTAGATTGTTAGTTATAACTTCCAAGTTGCTTAAGATCTTATCTTCATCAGTGATACCCTTAACTTTATCCAACAGACCGAACAATATATCCTGTGCTTGCTGGGAGCGGTAGAGCTGTTTCATGCGGATTTTGGTCCGATCATCCACTACCGCCAGTTCAACTTGTTCTTGGGATCGAGATTCGATGAAGTTTTCATAGTTCTTAGCGCGATCCCGCCACTCAAAACGTCGGCACCAGTTACGATAAGAGGAGGGTGCCTTAGCCTCAGCTCCATGTTTAGCTTGATAAGCTTTAGCCACTGTCCGTTTAGAGCCGCAATCCAGGTAATCCAAGAAAGCTTCAAAGGCTTCTATCGGTTCATCGTCTAGTTTATCCCAGATGCGAACTGGTACTAACTGTTCCATTACCAATAACTCTCCTTCCGGCCCCGGGACCGTTCCTTTTTCCACAACTCTTCATCAGAAGCGGCTCGAGCCCGTTCCTCCATCACTTTAACTACTCGTTGCCCTTCCATTATACGTCGTCCTTCAACATCGATTTGGTTCAACTCTGCTACTACTACTGCTATTTGGGCTTGACGGTCTTTAACCAACCATCCACGCCAGGAGGTAAGCCGTAACAACCGCTGCACTAAATTCCCTACTCCAGCCAATAACC